TGGGTAAGATGGTAACCCCTTATGACTTCTCTACTATAGAGAGGGGTGAAAAGTACATCACCATACAGCATGATGAAACTGGGCTTGTAGTGGCTTATACGAGTGAAGAAAGATTGAATGTGAAACATTAAATATTGATTATTATGGGTGAAATAGCAGATAGTTTAATTAGTGGTGAATTTGATTGCATCACAGGTGAATATTTAGGTGAAGCGGTTGGCTATCCAAGAACGCTTGCTTATGGCAGACATGAATACATGCCACCAGTTGAAAAGAAGCCTACCAGCAAGGCGAATGTCTGTATAACTAACATGTGTAAGGACAGAGGTTTCAGTAACCGTGAAAAGATTGAATTAGTAGCCAAATTCTTGTATAGCAAAGGTTATAAACAATTGCCTAACCTATCCCATCAGTATAAAATCATTCACAGCCAGTACAAGAATGATTTTAAAAAGTTTTTGGTTGAACAAGTAAAGCAAAAGAATAATGGATGAAAATTTCAAGAATAGATATGGTGTTTATGACGGTATAGATACAAGTACATTTAAGCATATCACCGAAATCAGTTGCTACAATAATAATTATTACATAGGTCTAAAGAGAGGTAACAGCGTAACACATGATTTACTTTTCGCACACAGTGATGACGATAATTTAACGAATTGGTACATTATAAACGGTAATTCTGTTAGATACATTGGGTATGAGTTTACTGATAAAGGTGTGCTTAATCTTAGTGATGTTGAATTTACTTAAAAATGAATGATTATGGATATACAAGAGATTAAGAGAAGATTTGAGCTTCTTAAAATGGCAAACAATGAACGCTACTGCCTATTGTCAGAACTTGCCAAAGAACTGAAAGTAAGAAAAACGGATTTGATGTAGTTTGTGATTGATAATCCTAAATTATTTAGAAAAGGCAGCGTAGAGAAAAAAGGCAAAAATATGGGTGCGTGCCTCTTCGATGGTTATCCCGAATATACCATGTGTAAATGCGATACAATCGACGAAGCGAGAATTAAGTGCAAAGAGCATAACAATAAAGAGAACAAGCCTTATATCAGTTATCACATATTGGTATATGGTGATGAAAAATTTGGTGGTAAAACTTATAGAACTGAATGATTATGAGAAACGAAGATATAGAAGCAATGGCAGATATATTTCAAGAATATGGTATTTCTGCACCAGTAGAAATAATTGAGAAAGTTGCAAGTGATTTTATCGACCATTTGGATGCAATGCGAGATATGGAAATGACACCTTTTGCGAATAATGGTGGTGAATCAGATTTTCAAAAAGTATTAAGGTTAGAGCGTGAATTAAGCCAAGTTAAAACTGAATTTGCGAGAATATCCAAAGAAAATCAAGTTTACCATGATAGTGTGATGCAAAGACGAAATGCATCTGAGGTTTGGATTGAAGACAATACAGTAAAATATAGCTTATGAACTCAATTAACGACGAAAGAGGTTGCAGCGTATGTCAACCCGGTAAAGAGAATTACACTACCTACAACACCAGGTTGAGAGGTAAAAGAGTGAGAATGTACCAGTACGATTACCGTACTGAAAGTGGTGAACTCTTTGCTTGTTGTGCGCCTACCTTAGAGGCGTGTAGAGAAAGACGGGATAAATGGCTTAGTTCACGACAATAAGCCAATTGTCGTGTATAACGATTGAAGATATTTCGTTATCTTTGGTTGTGGTAGTACCTTTGGGGTACTATCTTTTATGTATAAATTTTATAACGATATAGTGATATGAAGATTAATTATAATGGTCAAGAGATAGAAGCGTATTCGCTCATAATGACAAAAGAAAACGCTTTAGATATTTTGAATGGTAAAAAGAGCATAGAAACACGTATGCTTAGCGCCAAATATGAGAAGATGTTCACGGACTTTGCGCAAGTTGACGAAAACGAGAAATTTAGAAAAGCTGGACGCGAGCAAGAATGTCAACCTATTTTAAGGACTGATATAGAAGCTATTCATTTTTATAGTACTGGTGCACCATGGACACTTGATGTCGCCATTGATGAAATTGGTATAGGCGAAATAACAGAAGAAGGAATAAAGTTCATGCACGATGAATTTGATTTTCATGATTTCGATGAACAGCTAGAAGATTTCAAGAAAAATCCGCCCGAAGAAGTGCCATTGTTCTATTATTTACATATCTGTGAGATTATTCATCATGATGGATTGAAATAATATAAGCCACTTCGGTGGCTTTACTTATTGGTAAAAAGATTGTTTAATTTAAAATTTAAGATTATGGGAGAAACTTACGCAACTGATGCGAGCGGTAATAAATATCGCACTCGAAAAGACTATGAAGCTGGTCGTTTTCAATCTATGGGTAGAAATGCAGCCCAAAGAGCGAGAATTAATCGTAAGGTAGGTGGTAGGATTGCTTGATGATGAAAAAGGCAATAGATATAATAAAAACTATCGCCGAAAGGACTGACAGGGTTATATTGTTTCACTCGGCATCGGGTAAAGACAGTATAGCCCTTTTAGACCTTATTTCACCATACTTTAAAGAAATTGTATGCGTTTATATGTACGTTGTTAAAGACTTATCTCATATTAACCGTTATATAAACTATGCTTGTAATAAATATCCAAATGTTAAGTATGTGCAGATTCCTCATTTTGCAGTTTATTCCTATAGACGCATTGGGTATATGGGATGCGAGAAAAATGAGAAACAGAAACTTTACAGCATGGCTCAGCTTACAGATATAGTAAGGGAGAAATACAATATTGAGTGGGCTTTCTTCGGCTTTAAGCAATCCGATTCAATGAACAGGCGTTTGATGCTACGTACATACGACATGAACGGAATTAATGAAGCGCAAAAGAAGTGTTATCCATTGTCTGAATACAAAAATAAAGACGTCATGGATTATATTAGCAGGGCTGGTTTAATCAAACCGGAATCATACGATTCCAAGCATCAATCATCCGGAACGGACATAACGGATATTAACTACCTTCTTTTTCTTCGTAATAGATTTCCGGGTGATTTGCAGAAAGTTATAAATGAATACCCTTTGGTGGAACGAAAACTATTTGAATACGATTATGAAAGAACTAAAGCAAAGTGAGACAAGAATTATAAAGCGCTCCAAAATAAATCTGAATCCGATTAATCCTAAAAGGCATTCTGATGAGAGGGTAAAACTGCAAAAGAAGAACTTGCAAAAAGTGGGTTTCCTCGGCGGTATCGTATGGAATGAGAAATCGGGAAATCTTATAGACGGGCATCGCAGGATAAAAGCAATGGATTTGCATTATAAATACGATGGTACTTCCAGCACGGATTACAATGTTAAGGTTGAGGTCGTAAATCTGGATGATAAGGCTGAGAAGGAACAGCTTACATACATGGCCGTGGGAAATACTAAACCAGATATTGATTTGATAGCTGATTACATTAATGATATTGATTACTCCGATGTCGGTTTGAGTGAAGCTGAACTTAATGATATTCTATCCATAAGTGGTATTGATGATATTAGATTGTCTGATTCTTTAGATAATTTGCTATCTTCCCCGGTGAAAGAATCAAAGCGTCTTGATAGAACAGAAGAAGAAAAGAAAGCTCACATGAAAGAGGTTAAGCAACAGGTTAAGGCAGTGGCTAAGGAACGCCAACTCAATGAAGAAGCTTACATAATGCTTTCGTTCTCCTCCTACGAAGCTAAGGCTGATTTTTGTGACCTGCTTGGTATAAGTACAGATGATAAGTTCGCTAAAGGGGAAGGTGTTTTAAAACTGATTGAATAAGTATGGCAAAGCCGAAGTTTGATTTTGATGATGAACAGAACCTAATCCGTATTGAGGGTTGGGCACGTGATGGTTTGGACGATAAGCAAATCGCAGCAAACATCGGCTACAGTGAAGCGCATTTCTCTGTGTTGAAAGGTAAATTGCCTAAATTATCTAAAGCATTAAAAAATGGGCGTGCGCCCATTGATTTTGCCATTGAAAGCAAGATTTATCGTAAGGCTATGGGGATGAAGGTAAAAGTTCAACAGGCTATTAAGGTGAAAGATGTGTTTTTCGATGAAGAAGGTCGCAGATGCGAGAAAGAACGGGTAGAGATTGTGGAATTAGACCAAGAAGTACCACCTGATACAACAGCTGGTATTTTCTGGCTCAAAAACCGTAAGCCCGAACAATGGAATAGACCGGCTCCAAGAGCTGAAGATGATGCATATATTCCAACAGACATAGAGCATGGCATCAACATTGATTCTTGGATTAAAGACAAGCTGAAATGATAGTACCTCAAGAAATTTACCATCCATTATACGAGGATAAGGAAAAATTTATAATTCTTATTACCGGTGGGCGTGGTTCGGGAAAGTCTTTCAATGCTTCTACCTTTATTGAGCGGTTGACTTTTGAAATGACTCCCGTAGAGAAAATAGTTCATCAGATTCTTTACACCCGTTACACGATGGTTTCTGCCGGTATGTCTATCATCCCCGAAATGATGGAGAAGATAGATTTGGACGGTACCACGAAATATTTCAAGACCACAAAGACGGACATAGTCAATAAGATGACTAAGAGCCGTATCATGTTCCGGGGTATCAAGACTTCTTCCGGAAACCAGACAGCAAAACTGAAATCCATTCAAGGCATTACGACTTTTGTCTGCGATGAAGCGGAAGAGTGGATAAGCGAAGATGAGTTCGACAAGATAATGCTCTCCATTCGCAAGAAGGGTATTCAGAACCGGATTATCATTATAATGAACCCATGCGATTCCAATCACTTCATCTACAAGAAATACATTGAGAAAACTCACAAGCTGGTAGAGATTGACGGTGTGCAGGTTCAGATTTCCACTCATCCGAATGTGCTCCACATTCATACGACTTACTTTGATAATTTGGAGAATCTTTCACCGGAGTTTCTAAAAGAGGTAGAGGATATAAAGGTGAGTAATCCTGAAAAGTATGCTCATGTGGTTATCGGCCGGTGGGCTGACGTTGCAGAAGGTGCTGTGTTCAAGAAGTGGGGAATTGTTGACGAGTTCCCGGCTTGGGCAAAGAAAATTGCTTTCGGGCAAGACTTCGGTTATACGCATGACCCGTCTGCTTCCATTCGTTGTGGTATCGTTGATAACGCCCTTTACTTGGATGAAGTGGATTACCGTACTGGATTGCTTTCTTCTGACATCATCAAGACTCTTCGCCCGTGGGGATTGAAAGTCATAGCTGACAGTGCTGACCCTCGATTGATTCAAGAGATACACAACGGAGGAATCAAGATATATGCCGTAGAGAAAGGTGCAGGCTCTATCAATGCCGGAATTGACAAAATGAAAGATATGGAGATTTATATAACCAAACGCTCGTACAACTTGCAAAGCGAGTTCAGAAAGTATGTTTGGGCAAAGGATAAGGACGGGAACTATATCAACGAACCGGAAGACCATGACAATCACGGAATAGATGCTGTACGTTACTATGTATTGGGTGAGCTTCTTGGCAAGATTCAGAAGCCGAAAGATTTAACAGGAATATTCACACATTAAAAATATAAACTATGCCATTGAATTTAGAAGAAATATTAGCATTGCCTGACATCGGGCAGAAGATAAACTACCTGAAGAAAGGTAGGAAGACTGAACTTCCCGACCGTTGCAAACTTTGGGATGATTGGAATCCGGAACGACATGAAATCATGGTTGACAAAAAGAAGTATCCGGACAGAAAAGTACTTGATAAGGAATCCGAAAAAGTTTTCGATGAAAAAACTGGTAAGACTTATGAAATCGAAGCAAAGTATAAGACTGAACCGGTGAACCGTATTTCTATTCCATTGGAACAAGATATAGTGAACATTCAAACTGCTTTCACGGTCGGCACAGAACCGTCTATGGATTGCATTCCGACTGATGATGATGAAAAGAAGCTGCTGGATGCGGTAAAGGCTGTATTTAAATCCAACAAAATCAAATACCAAAACAAGAAGATTGTCCGTGCCTGGCTCTCCGAACAAGAAGCGGCAGAATATTGGTATGTTACCGATGATGATTCGTTTTGGGCAAAGTTTTGGAAGAAAGTTAAGACTACGTTCGGTGGCAAGGTCAAGCCCACCAAGAAACTGAAAAGCGTGTTATGGTCTCCATTCAGAGGTGATAAGCTATACCCATTCTTTAACGACGAAGGTAAAATGATTGCTTTCTCACGTGAGTATAAAAAGAAGCTCATGGATGATTCGGAGGTCATCTGCTTTATGACTATCACGGACAAAATGGTTTATCAATGGGATTTGTCTAAAGGATATGAAGAAAGAACTCCTTTTGCTCATGGATTCCCAAAACTACCGGTTCTCTATGCTTATCGTCCTGAACCTTATTGCAAGAAGATAAAGACCTTCCGGGTCCGGTTGGAGAAACTATTATCCAATTATGCTGATTGTATCGACTATCATTTTTTCCCCATTTTGGAATTAATTGGTGAAGTGATAGGGTTCACTGGTAAGACAAAGGATAGAATGGTAAAACTGGAAGGAGAGGGGGCTGGTGCACGATATTTAACATGGAATCAGGTGCCAGATACCGTAAAATTTGAAGCAGAAACACTCACTAATATGGCTTATGATATGTCAAACACTCCAAGAATATCCTTTGAGACGTTGAAGGGGGTAGGCAAAGCATCAGGAACCGCTTTCCGCTTTATGTTCATGGGTGCACATATGGCGGTAGAAAATCACGGTGAGGTTATCGGTGAGTTCTTGCAGCGGAGAGTAAATTTCATTGTTTCCGCTTTAGGCTCTATCAATCCAACCGAGTTTAGCAAGGCATCGCAGACCATTGACATAGAAACAGAACTGGTTCCATATATGATTGATGATTTGAATGATAAGGTGACTACTGCCGTTTCCGCTGTCAGTGGTGGCATCTGGTCAACGCGTGAGGGAATCATGTTTGCCGGAAATGCTGATAGGGTAGAAGAGGAACTTGCAGAAATCAAGGAGGAACAAGGGGCAAAGAATAGTAATGCAGCGTTTCCTAACTTCAAGGGATAATTCATTACTTCATGTTTTTATAGTACTATTGAGCGGAGCTAATTTAGTTCCGCTTTTTTTATTGCTAAATTCTATATTATAGAATATATTTCTTGGAAAAATTTTATAATTCAAAATTAATTCATATTTTTGCATCAAATAAATGAGATATGAGAATTGTATCACATAAGAAATTGAAAGAGTTCTACGAAACGAAAGGCTATGAAGATTCACGCATAGCTTTAGAACGTTGGTATGATATAGCGGAAAAAGCTGAATGGAAGAACCTATCAGACATTAAAGTAGATTTTCCTGCTGCTGATTATGTAGGCAACCAGCACTATGTATTCAATATTAGAGGTAACAATTATCGACTGATAGTAGTTGTAAAGTTTACAATGGGCTATATTTTTATTCGGAAAGTGTGTACCCATAAAGAATATGATAAAATAGATTGTTCAACCATTTAAGATACAGGATATGAATAAAGTTAGTAAAGAACAATATGAATTTGCTTTGGCAAGAGTAGAGGAACTTCTGCCATTGGTTGATGATAATACCCCTGCAAACGATAAAAATGCGGTGGAGCTTACAGTTATGTCCGATATTGTGATAGCATACGAAAAAGAACATTATCCGATAGAAAAACCGACTGTTGCGGAATTGATAGAGCTATCTCTTGAAGAGAAAGGGATGAGTCAAAAGCAACTTGCTGGTGAGATTGGAATAAGTCCATCGCGTGTGAATGACTATATTTCTGGACGTTCGGAACCGACCCTCAAAATTGCGAGGTTGCTATGTCGAGTGTTGAATATACCTCCAGCCGCGATGTTGGGTTTCTGATTAGTTCATAAGAAGAATATTTAGGCGTGATTCATTCGGTTTCACGCCTTTTTTATACCATTTTACGACAATCGTTTCATTGTCGTGTATCACCTATCTGATAATTTCTCACATAGCTTATTAATGCCGAAATTTACCGTAGAAATTTATAAATCAAATTCATACGGTATGACAATCTTAGAACAAATCTTAGCAGGCCTTCAAACCAAGTTTTCTGGGGTGGATGCTGCTATTCTTGCCCGAATTGCCACTAAAAAGGCAGAGGGTGTAACGGACGCAGGCCAAGTACCTACCATTGTGGAGGGAATTAGCTTTTCGGACGTGCTAACAAATTATGGTGATTTCCGTGCCGGGGATGCTTCTTTCAAGTCAGTTCAGAACTACGAGAAGAAGCATAACCTTAAAGACGGTAAGCCAGTCGAGACTACCACTACTACCACAACCACCAAAGCGGAAGACAAGCCGGATGATATGGCTACCATCATTGCCAATGCAGTGAGTGCAGCCGTTAAACCGCTTTCTGACAAGCTCGCTCAGTTTGAAACGGAAAAGTCGCAAGCAACCCGGCAGGAGCAGATTATGGCAAAGGCAAAGGAGTATGGTATTCCCGAAAACTACGCCAAACGATGCGCCATTAAGGACGATGAGGACTTGGACGCATACTTCAAGGACTTGAAGCAGGAGTTTGCGAATGACGGCTTTAAGGGTGTAGTTCCTCCAGATACAGCAAAAAAAGAACTGGAGAATGAAACTCAGGCGTTTGCGAAAATGATTGCAGACGACACTAAAGAAATTGTAGAACAACAAAAACAGTGATTTTATGGCAGCAGGATTTAAGTATAATCTTGAACCGGAAGTTGAGCAGGAAGAACGCTACGACGTAGAAACCGGACGCAGACGCAGAGGTCCGTACAAGTTGGACACAACCAACCTCGTTGTCGGCTCGTACTTGCCCTCATTCACACCGATTGCAGCTGACTTGGTGAAGAAAACATCCCAAGTGGCTATCCGTGTGGAAGTATATGAGAAGTTTACAACAGGCTCCAATACCACATTGAAAATCAAGAAACGTTCTTTGGCTTACAAAGGTATGCACTTGGGTAACGGTGCGCATGGAGCGACAATCAACGCTATTGACAAGGCTGACAAAGCTTTTGATAAGCTGACGTTAGCGGCAGACTTTGGAGAAAATCTAGAAGCTGGAACAGTTCTTTACGAAGCGACAGCCGCAGATGGTACAACGCCCAAAGTTATCGCAAATTCAGCTCTGTATGAAAGGAAGCAGGTAGAGGATGGCATAGTATTGGTTTCCCTTTTGATGCGTGCGTTTGAAATCGAACCGACCAAGCTGGTAATGCCTTTCGCAGATATTGACAAGGCGAATATGCCGCACTTCCAGTTTAATGCTCAGGATGTCAAACAAGAAAAAGACACTGTATCAATTCCTAAGGCTTCTTCTAGTCAGGACGGTTTGATGAGTAAGGAAGATAAAGCCAAATTGGATGGGGTTGCAGCACAAGCTAACAAGTATACTTTAACAGCAGCTACGCCTTCTGCTCTTGGAGGTGTAAATCAGGCAGCCAAAGTGAATGATGCATCTGGTACGGTGTCGGTAGAAAACTTTAACGGATTATTGACAGCGTTGAAAAACGCAGGTATAATGGCAAAATAAAGAAAGGAGGACTAATATATGATGCTAACTATTCATACATTGTTTAATGACCCGAACATTGTAAATGCAGTGATTCAGCGTGTCCTCAAGACAAGAAAGGACACAATTTATTGGCAGCAGTATTTGGGCTTCCGTAGGACTACTACTCGTGTATTTAAAGACTACATCGGTCAGGTTACTGGCGTGATGGCTGGTTCCATCAACTCCCGTTATGGCGAAAAGCCTATCCGTGAACGCAGGAATATCGGTTCCGGATATGGTGAGATTGCCTATTTGGGTGACCGCTATCAAATCTCAATCGACCGTTTGTCTGACTTGCAGGACTTGATAGATAAGTATAATGCCGCCAAACCGGAAGACCAGAAAGCAGCCATGCGTGACATCGTGGACTTCATCTATGACGATTACCGTCAGGTATTGCTGGCACCGCACAAGCGTATGGACATTATCGTAGGCTCTCTGTTGATGACTGGAGCAGCAAGCGTGAAGAACAAGGACGACAATGCCGGAGGAATTGACTTATTGAACATCGACTTGCCGTTTAAGTTTATCAAGCCGGACACAGAGGATAAAGACTATTTCGTCACTTACTTGCAGCAGAAACTGAATGAGCTGAAATCTATTTACGGCACATTCCCCAAGATGATTATGAGCCGTGGCACATTCATCAAGAATATTATCGGTTCAAGTGAATTTGGAGATAAGTTCAAAATGCAGCTTACAGGCAATGAAATGTATATGTCTACCGGGCTTATCACCTCGCAACTGGCTTCTACCATTTTTACAGGTATCGGACTTCCGGCTATTGAAATCAAGGAAGATTATGTGGTAGACCAAACAGGTAAGAATATCCCCATTTATGCAGATGGTCGTATTTCCCTGCTTCCGCAGGATAAAATCGGTTATATGCGCTTCCACACTCCTTATGAAGCTGTGGATGGTGTACCGGGACGTAATTACACTCAGGCAGATGGCGATATGCTGATTTCAGGTTACAAGGACGGCAATGGTCGCTATCTGGAATACACAGCCGAATGGATTCCGCAGATTGCGAACCCAAACCTGATTGTGAACTTCGATTTGAGTGAGATGAACGCATGACAGTAAACGATTATATATTACAGAAGTTTCAGACCTTCGGCGTTAACTTGTCGGAGGCTGACCTTTTCGATATATGTCTGAACGCAAAGATAAGCGGAGGGGGTGAGATGAACGAGGATTGCCAAACACGGGTGTCGGTGGCAATTGCGAAGTTCATCCCCTCTCTATTGCTTCGTGCCACTTCCATCAGCGAAAGCGGTTTTTCTATGTCTTGGAACATTCAAGGCATTAAGGATTACTATTCATTTCTGTGCAAGCGGTACGGTTTGAAAGACGAACTGGGTAACAAACCTAAAGTGACTTTCTTATGATATTCGCTCCACACATATTGCAGGTAAAAGTTATCACCCCGATGGATAAGGACGAGTTCGGCAGACCTATTCCCGGTACCGGTGGTGAATACTGGCAGGAGGTATGCAAGTGCCGTTGTGATGATAACACTACCAAAGAGTTTTCATCTGATAACGGCTCTGTGTATCGTCCGAATTATCATGTGGTGTGCGAGAAAAGAATTACTGTCAAGACTGGCGATGAAGTACGTTGCATGGATGGTGATGGCGTAAGAGGTCAAGGCGAAGTCTACACGGTAAAGAGTACAAACTACTTTAACTACTCGGAATTATGGATGTAGATTTCGATTTCTCAGATGTCGACTCCTTTTTCGATGAAGGAGAATGGGAGGTCGAAAAGAAGATGATTGATGTAGGCGATGAAGCCGTGAAGTACGCAGAGGAACATGGGGATTATCAAGACCATACACTCACTTTGAGAACGTCCAATGATTACGATGT